CCCCGTAACCCGCGTTGTCGGCAACGAATTTGAGGTTGAAGGCCGCATGTTTGTGTCGGGCTTGGTGCGTAACGCCAAGGACGCCCAGCGTATGTACAACTATTGGGTTAGCCAAGAAGCAGAGATGCTGGCTTTGGCACCAAAAGCACCGTTTATTGGCTACGGCGGTCAGTTTGAGGGCTACGAAAACCAATGGAAGACTGCCAACACGACCAACTGGCCGTATTTGGAGGTCAATCCAGACGTTACAGACGGCGCGGGCGCTACGCTGCCACTACCCCAGCGGGCGCAGCCGCCAATGGCCTCTAGCGGGCTCCTACAGGCCAAAGCAGGCGCTTCTGAGGACATCAAGGCATCTACAGGCCAATATAACGCTTCTTTGGGCATGACGTCCAATGAACGCTCAGGAAAGGCGATTCTTGCGCGTCAGCGTGAGGGTGATGTTGGGACGTACCACTTTGGCGACAACTTGGCCCGTGGTGTGCGGTATCTGACCCGCCAACTGATTGACCTGATCCCCAAAATCTACGACACCCAGCGTATTGCTCGGATTATTGGTGAGGACGGCGAGACAAGCATGGTCAAGATTGACCCTATGCAGGCCGAGCCGGTCAAGAAGATTGTCAATCAAGAAGGCATTGTGATTGACAAGATTTACAACCCTGGCGTGGGCAAGTACGATGTGGTGGCAACCACCGGCCCAGGCTACGCAACCAAGCGCCAAGAGGCGCTAGAGGCGATGGGCCAACTGTTGCAGGGCAACCCCCAGCTATGGCAAGTGGCCGGTGACCTGTTTGTCAAGAACATGGACTGGCCTGGTGCCCAAGAGATGGCAAAGCGTTTTGCCAAGACCATCGACCCCAAACTCATGCAAGACGGCGACAAGCCGCCCGAGTTGCAGGCCGCAGAGCAGCAAATCCAAGCGATGGGCCAAGAGATGGAGCAGATGCACCAGATGATCATCAATGCTGGCAAGTCGATTGAGGCGCAGGATATGCACCGCAAAGACTTTGAGGCAACGGTCAAGGCGTACCAAGCCGAAACCCAGCGGATTTCCGCTGTGCAAGCCTCCATGTCGCCAGAGCAAATCCAAGACATCGTGCTGGGCACCGTGCATGGCATGATCACTTCGGGCGACTTGGTTAATGAAATGCCAGGGCGGGACATGGACACCGGCCCTGAGATGCCACAAGAAGGCATGGAGCAACAACAACCAATGGGAATGCCACAATGATGTATAAAGCCTGTGATTTTGTCGGGATGCTGTTTTTGGCCCGTGATGTGGCCCATAGCGTTCATTTGAACACCCGCAGCTACTCCAAACACGTTGCGCTCAATATCTTTTATGAGCGCATTGTTGGCGCTGCGGACGATTTTGCCGAAGCATACCAAGGCCGTCATGGTCTTATGGGGCCAATTACGCTGCATTCGGCCACCAAGACGGCCAACATCATTGACTTTTTGCAAAACCAGTTAGATGAAATTGAAAAATGCCGCTATGACGTAGTGGACAGGACTGATATGTCGTTGCAACAGTTGATCGACAATATCATTGAGATTTATCTGCGTACTCTGTATAAACTCCGCTTTTTAGCGTAAGGACACATCATGGAACTTTTAAACCCATTAGCGGACACCAATTTTCCAGCCAAATCTATTACTTACACTGGCACTGCTGGCGTAACTGGTGCATGGCCTGCTGGCGCTCAAGGTGTGGTGGTTTGGTCTGACCAAGCTTGCTATGTGCTGGTAGGCGAAAGCGTCACTGCCACGACATCCAGTACGCCAGTACCGCCGTTTACACCAATCCCATTTAAAGTGCCCACTAGCGTTAGCGGCCAATGGCGTGTAAGCGCAATTCAAGTGTCCACGGGCGGCACGATCTATTGCAAACCAATTAACATCCAATGAGTTTCTTTGGAATTCCCATTCGCAACGGGGTCTCAATTGGCCTTGGAAGCATTGTTTCGCTTTTGTCGGGATATGCGGATGCGACTGTGCAAAGCAATCTTTTAACCGAGTCCGATGACAACCTTGTCCAAGAGGACGGCGGTTTGATTCTTTTGGAGTAATCTAAATGGCCGTCTTTCTATCCCCTGTGGGCGGCGTTGCGGCCCAGTTCTTTACCAATAGTGGCGTCATTCTGTCTGGTGGCAAGCTGTACACCTACGCCGCAGGCACTACAACTCCGCAAGTTACTTACACAAGTTTGTCTGGAAATACAAACCACACCAACCCAATTATTTTAGATTCGGCTGGGCGTGTACCTGGTGGTGAAATTTGGTTAAATTCACCGCCGTACAAATTTTTGCTTAAAGATAGCAATGATGTTTTAATTGGCACATATGACAACATAAGTGGCGTTGGGGCTGCAAGCTACCAAGTAAACAATTTTACTGGTACAGGGGCACAGACGGTATTTACATTAAGCGCGGTTTCGTTGGGAGAAAACTTTACGCTTGTTTACATTAACGGCGCGTACCAAAACAAAAACACATACGCTGTGTCAGGCGTAACACTTACATTTTCAGAAGCACCACCTATTACTTCACTTATTGAAGTTATGTTTAACTGATTGGATAAATTATGGCTGACAAAAAAATCTCCGCACTAACAGATGCAAGCACACCGCTTGCTGGCACAGAAGTATTGCCAATCGTCCAAAGTGGCTCAACCGTTAAAGTTGCTAATAACGATTTGCGCCCCAAGCAGATTCAATCAAATGCTACATCAGGTATTTTGCAAGTTGTAGGGCCAGCAGCAGCATCAACACGGATAATGACAACACCAGACGCCAATTTTACGGCGGCTAGAACCGATGCGGCGCAATCTTTGACTGGTGACCAAACATTTTCTACCGGCAACTTAATTCCCGCAACAGCAGCCAAAGGCGTTAATTTTACCGCTAATACTCCCCAAGCGGGAATGACAAGCCAATTGCTTAATTGGTATGAAGCAGGTACTTGGACGCCAAACCAAGGTCTAGGTATAGTGCTTGTAGGAACATTTAGTTCGTCTGCCACATACACACGAATTGGCAGACAAGTCACGTTAATTGGTAAATTGCAAGGATCAACTTCAATTGCCAACGTAACTAATGGCGGCGCATTTTTTAGCAACCCTCCTTTTACACCTTTGTCTAACGCAGCGGGGGTACTTATAAATGACGCTCAAAGTCAAACAGGTTCTGGTGTTTTGGCAACAAATTCAACTTTTTACATAACCCCAATGTCTGCTACGCCAACAATTTATTTCAACATAACTTACTTTGTTTAAGGATTAAAAATGTCACTTACCAAAGTTTCTTATTCAATGACTACTGGCGCGCCAGCTAATATTTTAGATTGGATACCACCACAATACCACGCTAACATTAAAAATCAGACTACTACTGTTGATGTTCAACAATACATTCAAGCAGCAATGGATAGCGGTGCGGGAGAGATTTATTTTCCTAGCGGAGTTTACATTGTTCGGTCTCCGCTTTACATTACTTCGGAAGTTCCTGGAAGTATTCAGTCAAATGATTTAACTTTTGTTGGGGAAAATAGAACTACAACATATATTCAATGTGACGGGACGTTTACCCCTAGTTCCATCATTAATCCCGCTACTGGTTCTGGCATTATTTCAATCTTAATTAATCAAGCGGACAACGGAAAATTTACGCTTAAAAATATTCGTTTTCAAGGAAATATTCCTGGAGGCCATGTCATGTATTCGCTTGACATGGGTTCTATTTCAGCTACGCACACGCAATGCCTTTTTTCTGGTTTAATTGAAAATTGTTGGTTTAGCTTGTCCACTACAAACTCAGGAATATTTTTTGGTGGGCTTCAAAATTATCAAATATCTAATAACACATTTGAACAAGCAAAAGGTTGTTTTAGACTTGCTGGTCGCGGTTGCGGAGACCTTAATTTTTCTAATAATTCTACCTATGCTTGTTATGATGGCTTTATTGAGGGAACATACGATACAGAAATTAAAAACTTTATCAACATTGCTAATTTAAACGTTTATAATTATTTTCGAGGGCCAGTTTTATCCGCTATTAATGCGGCTAATTGGCACGTTTCAAACGTTACTTTACAGGGTGATAGCGCATTTGGAACAGTTGGTCTTTGTGATTTTACCGATTCAGAGTCAATTGTTATTGATGGATTTTCTTGTTTTACGTCAATGAATGACGTTATAAAAATTAGAGGCACATCTGCAAAAATTTCGAATGGATTTATTGATGCTAATAATTCTGGCATCTACATGGATGGCGATACATCGTCAAATTTAACAATTGACAATGTAGACATTAAAGAATCTACAATTGCGGCTTTTTACCATCCATCTGGCAATCCTGGTGGCACAATACGAATAACCAATTGCAACTGGTATAACAGCAAAAATTGGATTTGGAATGATTCTACAGGGACGGCAACTTATGACGTAACAATTAGCGACTCTAAATTTATTAACGCAGGATACCCAAACATTACTGCTAATGCACGATTATTTGGTATTTCCACTACAGGCAATGTAAATTTTTATAATTGTTTAATTGGGCGCGATTCGTTAAACGCCATTGCAAATTTCTATGTAGAGTCAGCAGGAACGGGTACTTTAACCCTAACTGATTGTTCTTTTACACCTTTACTTGCTCCTGGTGTTCCTGAGATTACAGGGGCAACACCATACAAAATTGCCGGTGGCCTTGGCAATCGTTATAGTCAGTATTACGCTTCTGCATCACCAACAACGGGCGGTTGGAATGTAGGCGATAGGGTATTTAATAGCGGGCCATCGGTAGGGCAACCAAAGGGTTGGATTTGCACCGTAGCCGGTACTAACACAAGTGTGCTAACCACGGTGGTTATAACCGGCACGGCGGGCCAATTTAGCTGCGCCTCAAGTAGCTTAGTTGTAGGGCAAGCAGTTGTTATTTCCGGCACGTTGGGCGGTACGGGTAGTATCACGGGGTACACCAATCCAAAAACGTACTACATTGTTCAAACAAACGGCGTAAGCACATTTACGCTATCTAATACTTTAGGTGGCGCGGGCGTTGTTACCACGGCGGGTACACCTACGGGGTTAACGTACACGCCAGCCGCACCAACTTTTGTATCCGAAGGCAACCTTTAATTTAGGAAAAATTATGTCAATTACTTACAAATGGTCAGTTCAAAAATTGCGCGTAGTGCTTCAGCAAGACAGCAACCCTAATGTTGTTGTTCAAGCGGATTGGTTTTGCGCCGCCGTAAATGAAAACGACATTACCCAAGCCGCCGCATCCGGCACTAAAGAATTTTCTTTAGGTAGTAGCTTTACGCCTTTTGATGAATTAACGGAAGATCAAGTGCTTGGATGGTGCTTTGAGCCGGAAACGATTACCCATACCGACAAAGACAATAACGTAACCACGATTGTTAAACATCTAAAAGCGGATACCGAAGCCCAAGTTGCCGGTCAAATTCAACGTGAACTTGAACGCATACAAACCGAGCCTGCTTTGCCTTGGGTAAAAATTACAGCATAATGCTGAAAACACGTACTGGTGCGTTCACCAGGGATTCTATGGAATCGAAAAATGTCAGAAGAAAACCTAGCGGTAGTAGACCCCGCGCCGGAACAGGTGGCAACGGCTGCACCTGAACCTGAAGTTAAAGCGCCGGAAGCAGAAGCACCCAAGACATTCTCGCAAGAGGAACTTGATGCAGCTATTGGAAAACGCCTCGCAAGAGAGCAACGAAAGTGGGAACGGGAACAAGCACAGAGGACTGCGGAAACGCAAACCTTGAGGGCTCCGGCAGCACAGTCTGTCGATCAGTTTGAAACGCCAGAGGCTTACGCCGATGCGTTGGCCTATCAAAAGGCCGAGCAACTGATCGCGCAGCGCGAAGCGGCCAAGCAGCACTCGCAAGTTCTTGAGAGTTATCACGATCTAGAAGAGGAAGCCCGCGCTAAGTATGATGACTTTGAACAAGTCGCGTACAACCCCAAGCTGCCGATTACTGATGTGATGGCCGATACGATTCGGTCTTCGGATGTTGGGCCTGAGTTAGCTTACTATCTCGGAACTAACCCCAAAGACGCAGAGCGTATATCTCGCCTAGCCCCGCTTGCACAGGCAAAGGAAATTGGGAAGATTGAGGCCAAATTGGCGTCTGATCCTCCCATGAAACGTACTACATCAGCGCCAGCGCCGATTTCGCCTGTCACTGCCCGATCCACTGGATCACCGGCTTATGACACTACAGACCCCAGGTCAGATAAGACCATGACGGCCTCGCAGTGGATTGAAGCCGAAAGGGCACGACAACGGAAGAAGTGGGAAGCGCAAAACCGCTAACTTTTTTTAAGGACTTTTTTCATGGCTAATAGTATCCTAACCATTGACATGATTACTCGGAAAGCTCTCGAAATCCTCGAGAACAACCTGGTACTCACCCGTAACGTAAACCGTCAGTACGACGACAGCTTTGCTGTTGAAGGTGCCAAAATTGGTTCTACTCTGCGTATTCGTCTGCCTGACCGCGCTTTGGTCACTGACGGTGCCGCCCTGCAAGTTCAGGACGACAACGAGCAGTT